TGTCCAGAACCAGGAGGTGCCACCTGGCTCATCCCAATAAGCTTTACAATTTGCAGCGCTAACCATTGGCGTACACATAGGAACAAACCAATCCCCACAAGAAATTGCTGCTTCAACTACTGTTACTATATCAGCTCTATCAGCCCAAACTCTAGAAATTTGAGTAGTAGAATCTGATATAATCCATCCCACACCAGAGGATCTACAAAATAAAAGTCCACCTTCCATTGCAGTTCCTAAAGGACATGCAACGATTGGAGATGTGTTTCTAAAACTTCTCCATGTCCCAGAATCATTAACTTTTCCACTGCAAACACATCTCCATGTCCCAGAATTATTAACACATAGAGTAGATATGGATCTCCATGTCCCAGAATCATTGATACAAAGATCCATTATCCTGCCTCAAAGTAAACGGTTGGTTTAATTGGGAGTTCAGACCCTTTAAAGGACAAAATATTCGAAATTGTAGATGGCAAATCCCTTAATTTTTTTCTATAAGAAATAACCTCTGAAGAGACTGTCAAAGATTCTTCAGTTGCTCTAACTATAATCCAATCAGTTTTTTTTAAAAGATCATCTCTCCATTTTCTTACAGTATCCCACTTTTCAATAGAATACTTGTCTTTTTCTTCTTGAGTATAATCTACTAAAGCGTAGGTTACTTTAAGTGTTTTTTCATCAATCTTTTCCCAGTCTTCGGGCGATTTTCTACTTACATTCTTCAAATCATCTGGATCAACTGTCTTACCATCATCTATGATGACCTTCCAACCTTCGTTTTGGAATAGATACTCATCATCTACATATGCATTTGTTTCAGCATATGTCCAACCAGGATGTCTTCTTTCTTTTCCTTCATGAGTCAAATATAATTTTTCAGATTGAGCATTTTGATGCTCTGCTGTTGGTTTTGGAAGAACCTCTGGTATCCAATAAGTTTTATCGTTTTCAGTAATCCGAGGCATTATTTTTCTCCTTTAATTGTACAATTTTAAAAAATTAATAAATGTAGTATATATCACCACTGGAACCCCCTGATGCAGTACCACCAGATTGAATGGTTCTTGTACCTTGTCCATTTGAGTACGCACCAGATGTTGGATTCACTACAATATTACCAGTACCATCAAACGAAACCCCGTTAATAGTTCTTGAAGTTTCAAGTGCGGTGGCTGTAGCAGCGTTACCAGTACTTGATCCTGATGTACCAGATGTATTACCAGTCACGTTACCAGTTACATTACCAGTCACGTTACCAGTTAAATTACCAGTTACATCACCAGTTACATCACCAGTTACATCACCAGTTACATGACCAGTTACATTACCAGTTAATGCGCCAGTTAAATTAGTGGCCGATACCGAAGTCACCCCTAAAGTATTGGTACTAGAATTCCAAGATAAATCGCCATCAGTAGCAGCAGCAGTCATCGTGCCTGATGTTAAACTGGTGACCACAACTCTTTGAGTACCTGATCCAGCAGAAAGAGTAGCACCTGCTGTAATACCTGTTAAGGCACTACCATCACCTTGATATGAAGTAGCAGTCACTACTCCAGTTACATCTATACCATCTGAGTTAGATGTAACTGCGGAACCCACAGTTGCAGCTGGAGTTACAAAAGTAGCTCCATCATAAGTACAAGTACTTTCTCCATTTAAAGTATTTGCCGTACCAGACCCAGTAATAAGTCTATTATCTGCGTTGTTATTAATAGTAGTACTGACTACATTATCTAAATTTGATCCATCCCCATAATAAGTAGTAGCGCTTACAATACCACTTGCAGTAATACTGACAACACCAACAATACTATTGCCAGTTAAATCGATGTTATCTCCGCTAGCCAGTTCTTGTATTTGATTAGCACTTGAATTGGCAATTAAAGGGTATCTGTTGGCCATTTTACTCTAAAACTCCTCTTTAGTATTTAGGATTTGAAATTTAAACATTGATGGGAACGTTCCCACCACCTTTAGCAAGAACATTAAAAGAACTTCCAGAAATACTAAAGGTAACAGCAGTACCAGTTCTTACACCAATTGTTAAAGTGTTTGAAACACTGACACCAGTTAATTCAGACCCATCACCATAATATTTTGTAGCACTTACAACACCAACAACATCCAATTTCTCAGTCGGAATCGTAGTGTTAATACCAACATTATAATTGTCATCTACCGTAAAGGCATTTGGAGTAGATAAATCAGCTAATACTCTTGCTCTCGTCATTACTAGAACTTTCTAGTTATTTATCTACCTTATTTATTAGCCTGTTGATGATCGGGAAGTTTTGGAAGTAAATCAAAAGATATAACAGTTCTTTGCTTTCTTGATGTATTTGGATGCACAAAATGATGAGTAAATGAAGGAGCAATAAACACTGTTCCCTCCTTTACATTTTGTGGAGATGTAAGAGATGTTGTATCTCTCCTTGGATCATTCCATGGAGCCATAAAACAAGTAGGAGTATGGACCTTTGGATCATACTCTACATATAAAATTCCAGAAAATCCCCAACTTCTATGATTATGAATGGTCTGGTGATCACCTTTCTGGTATCTTACTGCCCATGCATCAGTCATTGAGCAAGTAACCTCTGATTCATTACAAAATTCCCAAAGGATATCTCTTAAAAACTCTGTAAGATAATGAATATAAATTTTACCACCAGTCTGTCTATCACTCTCAAAAGTCTGGAGTTCTGTTCTTTTAAACTTTTGACTGTTAATACGATTTAATAATCCTTTCTTCTTAAAATCCCAATCCTTTACCTGATATTGGTAAGAAGGAAATTCAAAGAGGGGTGCCTTCATCTTGCCTTATCCCATGCACAATGAGCTCTTTGTCCATCTTGGAGAACATAATGGAAAAAGATTTGATGATAATAATAGTCTGGTTGTTTACCAAATACTTTCCTTCCTGGATTAGGCATATCATCACGCCAATGTGGTCTTTCACATCCTTTATAAATCAATCCATCACCAGGATTAAGAACAGCAGATCTTTCTTCACCTGGAACTAATATATCAGTTCTAGTCTTATTATCAAGATACATATCAGGAGTTTTAATCTTAAATGGCCAATCCTTCTTATTATCAGGAAGATTAGTACTAATATGAATACTTACAGAGATTTCACATGCATCTCTATCTGCATGTTTAGTTAATGCTTGTCCTGGAAAATAATATCTATCATAATAATAAGTATTATAAAGTTTCCTACCAATCACTTCTTCTAATTTTAGACGAATACCACTATGAATACTTCTATATTGTGGATGCCAGTAACGTGCAAGTGAACCTTCTACTTGTCCCTCAACTTCTTCATGAGTAAAATGTTCAATATTTTTATCCCAATAATTTAATTGTCCCCTCACATCAGGAACAGAATGATACAATTCCTCTGGATCCCACAAATCTCTTATAACAAGATACCCATCCTTATCAAACTTTTCATTTCTTGTCCATGCAGTTCCGGTGTTTTGTCTCTCCTGAAACATCAACTCAATTTCACTCATTTCTTCTGCCATAATAACCTCCTACTTCCAACGAGGTCCAACAGTCCATCCAACGATAGACTTACGGATCCCTTTTGTTACTTTAAGAACTCTATGTTGTGTTCTAGAATCAAATAATATAATAGTTCCTTTCTTTCTAGGCATTATATAACTGTGCCCATCTTCGGCAAGTAGTTGAACATTACCACCTTCATAATCATCAGGATCAGATAGTTGCATGGCAAAAGATAATTTCCTTACCATCTCACACTTCTCATTCACAAAATCTTGTACTGTTTCTTGCCCATTACCACGATTACCGACAGATACTGGTTTATAATGTGTAGCAAGTCCTGAATCATTATGCCACCCATAGAACTGACCTTGTTGGTATCGAGTATATTGCATACTCTCACCATCAATACACTTTAAATCATATAAGAAGTTTTCTCTATTGGCTCTCATAATATAATGCCAAATAAATCCCCCTACCCAATGATTAGTAGGAATCCAGGCATTTTGTGAATTTCTCTTCTCTTTGTTCAGAGCATCTCCATGTAACTTGGAGTCTGCCATCTGAGGATCAAACTTCTCTGTTAAATCTTCTTCAATAAGATCTACAACCTTCTCCGGAAGATCAGTGTAATACCACACACTCTGTAATGCCATATACCTATAATGTATTCAGTTTATTATATATAAAACTTTTTAAAAAGTCAAATAAAAATTAAGGGGTAATAAGAACCCATGCAGTTGCAGGGTTAGAATTATAATTACTTTCATTCCATTCATAATACTTATTTGCATTCAGCTCATCAGTTGTTAATGCAGGAGCATTTCCTGGATTAGCAGGTGGATACCATGTTGCAGTACCAACTCCAATTGTCCATGACGCATAAGGTTTCTGGTGAATAAAGATATCAGTAGAACCTACACCAAGTGTCGCAACATTTTCCATATATGTATATCCAATACCAGCATAATTACCTCTCATATTGTCATTATAAGAAGTTTGCTTCCAATTTGTGTCAGCTCCAAAAAG